TCTTCCAAAAGGACGAAAGCGTGCTGCGCGCCGTAACATCCATCACATTGCGTGTGAAAGACGTTGGCGTCGGCGCTGCTTGCTCGCGCATCCACTTGTGGTAGTCCGCTGCGGTTTCATGGTCAGTGATGCCCTTCTCAAGCATGATCTTTTCGATCTGCTCAATCTCGGACTCATCAGAAACTTTGCCCTTCTTCAAAAGGGCGGTACGACGACGCGACAATTCGTCCATCGCCTCACGCTCGCGCAGTTTTGCCTCAAGCGCCTCAACCTTGGCATTAGAGGCTTGAGTTTGGCGCGTGACAGAATCCTCAATTTCCAACTCTGGAATAGGAATGTCGGGCTTGGCCCGCTTTGTCAGGCGCAAAAACTCTTTGCGAGTGTGTGGGTTTTCAGCAAGTTGACGCGCGAGGAGAGCCAACTCATCCCGCGCATCTGGTGTCAAATCTTCAAGCGAAGCCATGTTTCCCTACCTCTGGCTTAGATTACGCGCTTGCCATCACCGGGCGGAACAATAGCCATCTTGTTCTTGGTCCCGATTTTGGCGGCGGTGGAAAGACCACCCATCGTCGCATAACGCGGCGTGTTGATGATCTGACCGTTCTGCTGGCTGTTGTCAGTCGGGCGACGAACACTCGCGGCGCCACGCGGCTTAAAAAGGTCCATAGGTTTTCTCCTACATAGGCATGGCGCCGCCCGGAGGCGGCATTGGGGGTGCGCCCTGCGGCATCGGAGGCGGCATCGCCCCACCAGCCATTCCAGGGATAGGCGGAGCGCTCGCCATAGCCCTTCCTTCCGGCGTCCCACCACCCGCCTGCGGCAAGGATTGGAGAAGCTGAAGGATTTCTGCGTTCTTCAACTCGTTGGTCTTGGCCTGACGCGGCTGCATCATACCCGTAAGGGTGCGCAAAACCGACATAACCTTCTGACCTTCATTCGATTCAGACCCAAGCGCCGGCAGCGATTGCTCAAGCAAGTCCAGCGCAAGCCCAACATTAATGAGCGCAGCTTCCTTGTTGCCCATCTTCGGCTCGGGGGTCATCATAGGAGCGCCCATCGGCGGCACCAATTCATCAAGCGCAGGCTCGGCATTCGGTTCGCCACCGCGACCCGCTGCCATCAGCTTCATCATACGCTCTGAAGGTACTGCCATTTACGCCTCCAAACACTTCGTAACAGTTGGTTAGTCTATTAGTCCATAAAAAATCAAGCGGGGAGATATATTTACAGAGTGCGTCCCCCCGGCGCACAACGGTAATAACGGGTTCCCCCCGTCATTTAGTTACCGCTTCGCCTTACGGCCACGCTTACGAGCCATGGTACAACCTCCTTTCCGGTTAGGGTGAGTTTCCCTGGAACTCCGCATTAGCGGCGGGTCTTACGCGCCTTGCGCATCGCACGGTACATACAATCACCTCCTTCCTTCACGCCCCATGGGGCGCATAGAGCGATTGTTATCCATAGAACGGACGGAAGTCACGCGATATTGCAAAGACGCCGGCGCCTCACCGCGAGATAAATCACTTTGGGTCATACGAGGCTGGTCGCCACTGCTGGTATAAGTCTGCTGCATCACACCACCTTCTTCAAAACTGGCGGGGCAGAAGGTTGGGCTTGCGCCTGTTCCTGACCCTTAACCTCGGCCTTCTTCAGCTTATCCTTCAACAACTGTTTCATGGGCGGCTCCAACAAGTCAAGCAGACTTTCTTTGTCAATCGCCTGCGCCTTGAACAAGTTAAACGCCAATGACCGCAAATCCTCCATGAAAATTGGAGAATTACTGTGCGCATCAACCTTTACCACAAAATCTTTGGTGAACTGCGCAGGAATAAACCGTAACCCATCCGCTGCGGTCAAAACCGTCGCATCGTCTTGCTGCATAATTTTCAGGTACAGGGTCGCCATCTTTTCGAGGGCATCCTCGACCACCAAAGCACGCTTTTTCGCGCGGGACGACCCCAAGCGCGCAAGTTGTGAAGCATGTCCCTGTGAGCGAACGCCACTCTCACCCCGCCCTGACAACACGCTGGATATGCCGGACGCTTCTGCAAACATGGCGTCAATTTCATTTAGTTCCCTAAACAAGTCCTGCGGAATGTTTGGCGCCAAACGCTCAACCTTCGCATTGGGCATGTCCGTGGATAACAACCCGCCAGGACGGTTCAGCGCAAAGTTCTTCTCATCCAAAATGCCCGTAAAACCCATAATACTCGTCGGCGGAGAGACTTGCTTGGATAACAAATCAAGGATTTCCGCCATTCGTTTATTTCGCATATCCTGCAAATAAACTAAACGAGAAACCTCCGACTGACCCCAGTAATAGTCCGGCATCGGGTTCGGGCAAATCTGAATGAACGGCAACTCACCCTTGATAAACATCGACTCATTAGAACGATCGTAAATTACCACATCCGGCTCGGCGATGGTAACTACTTGATAATCATTGGTGTCGTCGTTCCAAACATACAACTCCCGCATCTCAATCGTATCTTCAGCCACTTCAGGCTTCATGCGATTGGTGCCGGACAAGTCTAGATTCACGTTACCGTAAATGGTCGGGTCCACCGCCGACATAATAATTTTGTCAACGCCGTTGGGGATTTCCTGCGGCTTGTACTTCTGCGCAGTAATCCGCTTCATCAAATCCTTGCGCTTGGGGTGCGAATACAAACGCGACGCTAAGTCAGACCGGGTGATGTAGTAAGTATGCACAAAGGCTTCCTGCCGGTCCGTGTACATCACGTCCTCACGCAGAACCCCAATGCTCCCAGGCTCTACCATGTAAGGCGTAATGCCGCGATTGCGGCGCACCAACTTGATGTAAGCGCAGTTGTAAACGAACGCCCAAGTCAGACCAATGCCAAAGACCTGATCGGCATTTGAATTGTTCCACTCGTCATTGAGGTAATGCGTTAGAACAGGAACCTTGTTGTGCTCCTGCTCATCAACCGCCGCACCAAGACTAATTGAAAACCGCGTCGTATCAGCGGAGTACATAAAACTCACAAGCTGATCTATGTGCGGATAAATCTTGTTGAAGTGCGCCGGACTGTCGTGCGGCCCCGAACCAAACAAATAATAGCTGCGAAGGCTCGCATAATCCCCACGCCGCTCGTCACGCGACACATAACACTTATCCACCAAATCAAGGTAGAATTGTTCGCGTTCAACGGCTTCGGTTGGGATTCTCATGACTTAATCTTCAGGCCCTCATGGTCAGCCATATACGACGCCGGCTTCGGCCCAGACAGATTACCAGCATCCTTGGGGTTAAAGCCAACACTTTCTCCCCTTACCGACTTAATGGCCCCGCCGGCAAGCACATTCTGCATGTTGTAACCGGCACCACCACCCCAAATAACCCCACTCGGGGTCTGCGGAGGCTGGTTCTTGGGCTGCGGGGCATTATTCCGGGTTAAATACCCCTCCTGATGCTCACCCTCCCGCGTGGACTTCAAATTCGTCATGTCAAAGTCTTTGGCAAGCCCCTTCAGGGTGCCATCGACCCCCTTTGTCCGGTCAGACATGTAATTTGGCGCCTGTAAATGGACAATCATAATTCCATCAAGGCATCCATGGGGGCATTGCGCCTCCCAAGCCTCAAAAAACCCATGCGCCTCGCACTTATAGTCCCGTTTTATCGGCATTTGTTTCCCTCCATCTGCTCCAAAAGGGTCGGTTCCCCATAATCAGCCTTATTCCGCACCCGCGCATCCACCTTCAACCCCTCCGAGGTCATCTTCAACCCCCAACTGCGGGCCAAACGCAAACGCGGCTGCTTACGATACTCGGCAAAACGAGTGTTGTACCGGCCCTGCATGACCGCAATCTCCCCGTCCTCCCACGATTTCAACACACGACTAACCCTGATCTGATACACCTCACTCAAATCAGCCGTGCCCTTAACAAAGATATTGCGCAGGCTTTGCTCACTGAACCCACACAACTCACAAAACAAGGTCAAACTGATCCCACGATTGGGGTCAGCAATAAAGCGCCCCATGCGCTCCTTCAGTTCGCGCTTGCTATAGACCGACATTTCTTCGCCATGAACGCATAAAACAACTCCGGCACCTTCTGGTCCCCCTGCTGCAACTCCAACCTAATCTCGCGCGTGTCAAAAACCTCAAACCCGGCACGCTGCATCAAAGCTACCCACATGTGCGGCCCAAGGATCGAATAGTGATTGGGGTTCCATTCGTGACCACGCGGCAACGCAGGCGCCGGCACCTCCACATATAACCCACCACCAACCCTCAACACCCGGTTAAACTCATACAGCGTGAACAACGGATAAGGGCTGTGCTCAATCGCGTGCCGGCACCAAACCAAATCCACCGAGTCATTCAAGTCATCAAGGTCAGAAATGTCACCCAACGTGCACCCATGTCCCTTGGCACGACACGCAGCAACATCCTCCTCACTCAACGTCACCCCCCAGAGAGATTGAAAGCCGGCACTCCGCATTTCGTCCATGAAGACGCCGGGGCCACATCCCGCATCAAGCACGAAGGGAGTATCCGGCAAACCGAATAGTGGGATAAATGCGCGCACGGCTTCTGCGATAAGCGCGTTGTGGAAGTTTCCATCTTCAGGCTCCGAATAAACAGTTGAACGTGCCAACTGCAAATAACGATCAAACTTCTCCGGCGTCATGAATACAACCCTATCCTCTTCAGATACGTACTCACCGCACGAGAACCTTGCACATCCTCCGGACGCATATTGTCCTGAGCGCGGTTGTTCTCGCGCGTAATCTTCATCTGCACCAAACGCGGCCACAACTGCTCCGCATAAGCAGCCGAAGCCAACGCAGTCGCAATCACACGATCATCCTTGCCGCGACCACCAGCCTGAATAGACCCGCCATCACGCACAATAGACTTCATCTCCTCAATCGTATCAACACTGCGAACGCGCATCATCCCACGCTCGAAGTAATCCTTCATGTAATTCAACATCCGCTCCTTGGACGGACCCGTCGTCAACCAACCAATACTGTTTGTAATGCCACCAAGGTTATCATTCTTGCGCCACATATAATTCTGCATGTGACCCAATACATTCATCAAGTCCTTGCCCTGCGGCCCACCCAACGACGCCGCCTGACGCTTCAAATTACGCAACTCATTAATCACCGCCTGCCCAGGACCATTCACCTCCAAATTCAAAGTACTGTTCCGATAAGCACCAGCCAAATGCGCAATAACCCAAGCAAACTGATAAGTATTCAACTCCGACGTAGCAAACTCCGCAACCTGTTCCATCCCATCCGCGTAAACACGAAACACAGAAAGACAAAACCTATCGGCCCAATCAGAAGAACCGTAAGCAGGGTCCGCACCAATGACATAATAAGCCGTATCAATAGGTTCCTCCCAAATCTTCAACGTCGCTAAACGCTCCTGCGACTTAATCACCTCAGTATCCGCAAACGTCGCACCCATCACATAACGATAATACGCCGGCACATCCTTCTTCGCCTCCTTCATCGCATCCGTACAACGCGCATTACTGAAGAACGACGTACCCGTCATAACAAACGCATAGTCCTCAGTCGGCGGGAACTCCTGATACATCAAAGCATCATCACGTATCCCCTCCGCCAACTTCCAACGCCACCACGCCATCTGACGCGAATTAATCTCCACGCCATATAACTTCTTAATATCGCGCGTCCACTCACGCTCCTCCGGCGTCAATCGACCATCCCAATAAGTCTTGTACACCGCCGATTCTGGGTCCGCAGAATAGAACTCATTCCGCCACCAACCACAGAATATCGCACGCTGCGTCCGCGCACGCTTGGCGGTAACATACATATCATGGAACATGTTGAAGCCGCGCGCCGTGCTCTCAAACATATACAGCCTGTCGGGGTTGGTTTCAGCCAACGAAGCCAACAAACTCGCCAAACCCTCCTCATCCCCCCACGAAGACGTTTCCGTGCCGTGCAAATAAGTAATGGCTTTACCACGCCCCAAACTCCCCTTGGCCCGCAAACCAGCCACTTGATAAAAAAGCCGGGACCGATTCCTCAACACCATCTGATTGCGATTATGCCCATCAACAGGAATCTTAAACTCCTTGGGCAAATGCTCGTGATACATACCCAACGTCGAACGGAACATCTCACGGTTCTCCTCCGTGTCCGTCACTAACGTCGCACCCAAACCAGGATGCGTAAAAACCCAATACAAATCCAACGCTAAACTAATCGTCGTTATCCCCAACTGACGACCCTTCAAAATCACATAATGGTGCGCACCATCCTCCAAACCCCTCGCAATCTCACCCATCACATACGTCTGAGTACCCAACAAACTACCTAAACGCTGAAGACCCTTCTCCTTCGTCTCAATCTGTAACTGCGCACAAAACCGATAAAACTTCTTCAGATCAAAACTCATCTCACCAACCTATAACCCTTGCGCACACGATCATGCACAATATCCAAACCAAAACGCTTCCGGCAATCAGTAATCCCAACCCTCACCACAGTACGCCACGTCGCCGGCACATCACGACCAGCCCACAACAACATCCTAAAATCATCCCAACCCAAAAAACCACCATCAGCAGACTCAAACGAATCAGCCAACACCTTCACCACAGCATCACCACGCACACGACGATGCCTAGCCCTCACATCACCCATCTCACGCGCACGCTGTAAATATAACCATATCGTGTTGCTGCTCACACCAACATCAGACGCAATAACCTTCACCGTCTGACCAGACGCATACATCGCACAAACACGATTCAACTTATCCATATCCATAACAATCATACCTCCCGCGTAAACGTTGTAACATTAACAAAGCAAGAAAACCAGTTTTTTTCTATGGGGGGAGCCAGTTGGGGTGCACGCGCCTACCCACCCCCCTGGCCCTGCGAAGGTCCGCCGCTGGCTGTCGCTGGCCGAACCCTGCCCATGCCCAAGCCCAAGCCCTGCCACAAGCTGCCTGCCATGGCGCGCAGTAGCGTGTCATCACAGGGCGACCCCGACCCCATTTGATATTTACAGCGCGGGGGCGGAGCCTATCATCCAGCTTTGTTTGCCTGGCAAGCGTTATAATATAACATTACCCATTAACATCTATGACATATGAATAGGTATTCAGATGTATAGGTATATATATATTGTATGTAGTGCATTACACGCTTTTAATGTGATTGTGCATAAAGAACATAATTTTGCCACAATCTAATAGTGTAATTTACAGATGAAGCAATCACGCTTCGGGAGACATTATTATGACGATAATATCAAACGCATCACTAGATGAAGCCAAGGCGGCGCGCAGCTTGGTTAGTCTTATTTTGAAGAAGGGCTATGAAGTAAGCGTTAATGATGGCTGCGAATGGGTTCTAAGGCGCTCTACTTCGCTGCACGATATTCTTTCTGTTCTTTGCACTACGTCAGAAGATCATCTTATCTTGCGTAATGCTTCTGGCGAAAAGGTCGGCATTTTCTATCTGGTTTGGGGCAATAGTGCAGAGGAGTTGGTCTGCGATCACTCCGCTAATGCAGTCATGGAAGGCATTTGGAGCGAATGGCAAGCACAGGTGGCGTCATGACTGACCGCGATTCCTTCCTAATCGGTTCTTTCTTTGTGGTGCTTTTGCTTTGGCTTCTCATTGGTTAGTTCTGGCAAGCGCAGTTTACGCTGCGCTTTTCTGAACCAATCATGGTTCATTATGGGGAGGATTGATCATGCTTACGCCATACCAAATCGCAGAACGCGCAGAACGCTATGAAGGCCGCGCCAATATCACAGAGATAAACCGCCTATTCCGCCGACAGGATGAAAGCCATCTTTGGCCTATCAATGGGCGTTTCGATGCTACGGAACGCGCTATCAGGCGCTTGCGGCGCTCGGCACGCGAGGGCGCTTGCATTGAACCCGGCCTTGAATATGCGCTGGCGCTGGATGCGGAACTAAGCGCCATTGTGAATGGGGATTATTGAACGGCGCGGGCTACGGCCCCGCCTCCCCATGGCGTCATTGTGGCGTCATGCGGCGGCGATACCGCCAACAAAGGGAAACACGTTATGCTTCAAGCCATTGTGACAAAATACCACGGCCCGACTAATCACAAGGGGTCGCGCGTATCGGCCAAAGCGGATGCTGGCCGCATTGTGATAGCCTGGGATTACGCGCTTAATCCTGACGAAAACCATGCGGCAGCTGCGCGCGCGCTTGCGGATCGCTTGGGCTGGGGTGAAGCCATTGGCTATCCCGTGCTCGCCGGCGGGGCGCTTCCCGGCAATGCCGGCTATTGTTTCGTCATGGCGAAGGGGGCGTGAACCATGATACTTTTCAGTCTCATCGCGCCGGGCTTTGGCCCATATGCCGCGCAATTTTGGGCGAACAATGAGGCAGACGCGCGCCGACAATATGCGCGATTTCTGGGGCTTTCGCGCTGCCCTAACAAAACCGCCTGTTGGGAGGCGTGAACCATGACACAACACACGCCCGGCCCATGGGCCGCTACAGGCTGGGAGATGCGCGAAGTATCGGCGCACGGCCACACAATCGCGCTATGCCTTGGGGGCAATAGCGCCGAAGCGGCGCACATGGCGCGGGCGAATGCC